TCAGGTCTTGGCGGCCACGTTGGACTTGAACACGCCGGCGGCCTTCAGGCCGGCCACCACCGTGGTGGCCACCAGCTGCAGCGCCGGCAGCAGATCCGTCAGCTCGCCGACCACGCCTTCCACCATCGAGATGGCGACGTCAAACTTTTCCTTGCCCGGCGATTCGGGCATCAAGGTCTCGACAGCCTTGATGGCGCCGATCAGGGTGGTGATCAAAAGTTTGTAGTTCACGGAAACCTCCAGGGTCAGAATTTGCACGAAGCCAAGACTTCAGCGCCGTCTATGGCCGCCAGCCGCTCGGCGAAGGGCTTGTCATGCAGTAAGGTCAGGTTGCCCCGGTATAGGGGCCTGGCCGAGATTGACGGGGTTGGGCACAGGGGCGGCGGGCGCCACAGGTGCTGGTGCCGCTGGCACTGCACTGCTGACAGCTGCACCGCCGTCGCCAGCGCCGTATCCGCCGGGCTTGGCAGGCAGGATGCCGGCCTTTCGAGAGGAAATGAGGTGCACGATGAACAGCACCACGCCAGCAACAGCCAGGATGAGCTGATCATGCAGCTCCGGAGTGAGGTGGAGCGCATAGCCGTGGGCCTCCGCGACTTTCAGCAGGTTGTCGATGGCCAGGCCGATCACCGGGCTGGCGGTGCCCACGCTCTTCCAGGTGTCGGGGTTCTGCACCTGGTGGCCGAAACGGAAAACGTCAACGATGGTGGAGAGGCTCACTTCGGCACCTCAATCATTTGCCAGCCGGGCGCTTGTCCAGGCCCTTCTCGGCCAGCAGCGCGGCCAAGTCATCGATGTGCAGGCAGTCGCACATGCAGGCGGAAGTCACGGGGTTTTGCGTCGGGGCAATGTAGCCGTTGCAATAGTCGTTGCCAGGCGTGGCGCTGTGCAGCACACCAGAGGCGGTGATCTTGCCGCCATTCAACTGGACGATGGTGTCGCCATTCTTGGCCTCGCGGCCGTTGCGGTAGTGCATGGAATACTCCTTCAGGGTTTACGCTCAGATGAGCACTTTGAGATTGCGGTCGTCCAGCAGCTCGCGGCACCCGGGGTGCGCGGCTGTGAGGACCTTGCGACAGGGGCACTCGACGCGCGAGCATTCCCATGTTTCGGGTTTGGGCGTGCGGCCGCATTCGGCGCACTTGGTTTCTGCGGGCTCTGGTGTGCGCTCGCCCGCATTGGCAAGACTCATGGTTCAGTCCTTCTGGATGCTGCACACATAGCCCTTGCCGCGCAGGGTGAGGATGCGGTTGATTTGCTTCAGGGGAAGGCGCACCGAGGTGTGCACCCAGGTGTGCTCATAGATCAGCTGGCCAATGTGCAAGTCGTCCACCAGGCCGGCCAGCGTCTCCGCGATTTGGTAGGGCGTGCCAAACGTCGGGGCTTTGAAGTCCATGGCCATCGCCCGGATGTGGTCGCTGGTGTCGTCGCTGCCAATGGCACGGTTCAGCGCCAGGCACCGGTAGCCGCTGCTGGGCAGGATCGGCACCGGGTGGCCGGCGATCTGCGACAGGGCATCGCGGATGCGCTCGGCCATCATGCAGGTGGCCACGGCGGTATCCATGAGGTCTGCCGGCAGCGTGTTGTCGATGCCCAGGCGCAGGGCCGTGTCGCTGGAGGTGAAGGCCTCCAGCGTGAAGTGCTCAGTCAGGTTCATGGCTTTCTCCGGATGCGGTGCCAGAAGTTGCGGTGGTGGCTGATGCGGAAGTGCTCGCCCATGGTCCAGCTCAAGTACCATTGGCTGGCCACGTAGACGGCGGCCAGCAGCCAGACCACCAGGGTGTCGAACTGGGCGACGACAAGGGCCAACACCAGCACGAGCAGGTTGTCCAGCAGGCGGTCGGCGTATTTGCCGATCACCTGCAGGGCCGGCCAGGCGGTGACCAGGAGCCGGCGCCGCAGCCGGCGCGCCTTCACTTGCCCTTGTCCATCCGTTCGACGATCTTTTCCACGCCGCGCTTGACCTCGGTCATGGTGTCCTTCAGCTCGACGTAGCGGTCGTTGGCGCGCTGGTCCTGGCTGCCGTCACGCAGCTCCTGGGTCTTCTTGGCCTCTTCGAGCATGGCGATGCGCTTGTCCATGGCGTTCCACGCCGTGGCACCGCCCAGGAGCATGCCGGTCACGGTCAGCACGTGGCCCAGCGAAATGATTGGTTCAAAGCGAATGCGTTTGCGTTCGCGACGGTCTGGTCCGTCGAAGTGCTGGTTTGCCATCAGTCGGGCTCCACAAGGTAGGTGACAGCGTTGGGCCGTGCCTGCGCGGCGCGCACGACGGCGGTGGGGGTGGCTTTGTCGCCCAGGTCGATGCCGTCCTGCTTGGCGATGTTCAGGGCCAACTCGGCGCATTCCCACAGGCCATCGGGCTTGAGGTTGTGGAAGAAGGCCTGCATGGCCTGCAGCTGGCTGTAGGGCTCGCCGACGTGGGCCAGGGCGTACTCCTCGGTCTCGGGCATCCACGGCGCGCGCTGGGGCAGCCAGTAGAACTCGCCCAGCTTGGACAGCGGGTAGATGCGCACCAGGGGCATCACCGCCTCGATCACCAGCACCCGGCCGCCGACCACCCATGCGGTGGCCACGTGGCTGTATTCGGACTGGGTGAAGGCGCGCACCATCTGGACCTTGAAGTCGTGCCAGGTGGACCAGCCGCGGTGCGACCAGGCCAGCAGGTCACCGGACTGGATGCGTGGGCGGGCGGCGGCGTAGTTCATCGGGCTTCTCCTGCGATGAACAGGGCGTCGAGCTGGGCGTCGGTAAGGCCCAGGGCGGTGGCGAGCACGGCGACGAAGCCGTTGGCACGGACCACGCTGCTGCTGTATTCCCATTCGATGCGCGCGCGGGTCTTGGCGGGCTCGCTGAGCGCATTGATGGCGGCGTCTACTGCGTCGAGCATGCCGGCCTGCAGCAAGGCCAGGCGGGCCTGGCGCATGGTGATCTGCGCGGGCACAGTGGGGGGCAACGTGGGCGGCTCAGCCGTAAGGCCCAGGCTGGGCAGGGTATCGCCCAGGGCGGTGATGGTGACCGCCCTGCCCTGCGCATCATAGCCGACGGTGCCGCGCCAGTCGGCCACCAGATACCACTCTGCGGCGCCGAGCACGGCTACCTGGTGCGCGCCAGGCTGGGGCGGCGCCAGCGTGGTGGCGCCGGCGGGGATGAGCCACTCGGGCTGGTCGGGATCGAAGGGGCCGAAGGCGGGGTTGCGGCGAGCGGGCTCGGTGCGCAAGTATTCGCCGGTAGCCTGGTCGAAGTGGTGCAGATCCATTGCGGGCCTCTCAGAACTTGATGATGGGCATGACGTTGACGTTGAGCGGGCGTGTCTCATTGCCGCCGGTGCTGCCGGTGCTGCCGGCGTCGATGATGGGCGCAGCGCTGCCGTTGGCGTAGGTGGTACCGGCCACCATCACGCCGCCGTGGGTGTGGGCCTTGAGCTGGTCGGCCTGCAGGGTGCCGACGTGGTCTCCGGCAGTCATGGTGGCGCCGGTGGCGCCCAATGCCGTGCGGCTGGCGCGGTCGGGGTCGTTGCTGGAGCCGTGGGCCCAGAAGCGGGGGAAGCGGCCACGCAGGTCGGGCAGGTTGAAGTGGGTGCCGTCGGCCGCGCCGTAGGTGGTGCCGATGGCGGCGAAGAGCGCGGCATAGGTGCCGGCGCGCAGCAGGCTGGAGCCGTCGCACTCCAGCCAGCCGGTGGGCGGCGTGTCGGTGAACCACAGCGCGCCGGAGCCGGGGCGCACGGCATAGTCAAACGTAGTGCCGCCGGCGCCGTCGGCCAGCAGGGCCTTGCCAACGGCCACGTTGGTAGGGTCGGCCATGAGGGGGAACAGCAACCACTCGGATGCAACGCCTGGCACCTTGGTGGTGACGTCGGCCAGGTTGCTGAGCAGCACGTAGAGCTTGCCGCTGTACGACACCGTGGCGGGGATGGCCAGCGGGCCGCTGAGGCTGGACCAGGGGCCCTTGTACGCTGCGGCCGCGGCGGCGGTGGCGGCAGCTGCAGACGCGGTGCTGGCGTAGCCCGGTATCAGCGCGATGTCGGGCACGTTGGCATTCCATTCGGTGACCAAGCGCGGCAGCTCGGTGCCGAGCAGGGTGTCGCAGGCCTGGGCGAAGTCGGTCTTGGACATGTTCAGGCGCTGGGGCACAACGCTGAACGGGGTCATGGCGGAGATGGTCATGTGAGGCCCTCGATGGACAGGCTCAGCTCGGAGGCGCTGGGGCCCTGGATGGAGAGCTCCCAGTCCTTGACGAAGCCGAAGATGAAGGTGGACTGGAAGCTTTGCAGGCCGATGAACACGGTGGGCGTGGCGCGCGCCTCCTCCAGCAGCGCGGCGACGGCGTCCACGCTGGCGTTGGGCACCACGATGGCCAGGTCGGCCCGGCGGCTGAAGCCGCGGCGGATGATGGTGTAGCCGCCGAAGGTGTCGGCCTGCTTGGTGCTGTAGTCGATGATGCCGAAGCGCATGCCGCGCTGCACCTTGCCCATGGCGAAGGCGCGGCCCATGCGGAACACACCGCAGGAGGCGGTGTCGCCGATGTTGGTGAAGGTGATGGTCCAGGTGGCATTGGCGTAGGGCGGCAGGTTGTCCAGGAAGAGGTCGGTGCGGGGCACCACGTCGTCGAAGAAGTAGCTGTACCAGTCGGCCACAAGGGTGTCCTGGGCGGTGTAGAGGGTGGTGTCGAGGATGGTGCCGTCCACCGGGTCCACGCCCACCACGCGGATGCTGGCGGCCTGGGTGTTGAGGAAGGAGAAGCTGCCCGGTGGCACGCCTGGCGCCAGCACCACGGTGAAGGTGTTGGCCGCGCTGCTCTGGGTGCCGGTGCTGTCGTCGAACATGGCCCAGCGGTTGGTGCTGCCCATGTCGTCCCACCAGGCGCTGTTGGCCGGGTTAGTGGGGTCGTAGCCCACATTGCCGTTTTGCTTGGACTGGTAGTTGCGGTGCACGCCGGTGGCGTTGACGGTGACCAGCGCGCCCAGGGCGTAGGTGGTGCCGGCGTTGTAGGCGGCGTTGTCGGTGGCGCTGATGGTGCTGCTGGTGAGCACCGCGTCCGTCACCGGCACCTCGCGGATGAAGATGAAATCGCCCTGGCTCATGATGGCGATGCCTCCCCTTGCTGGGAACCGCTGGCCTCCATCAGTCGGTTTTCCAAAGCGACGAAGAGTTCATCCATAGGCGCTAACCACTTCACGGTCTCCTCCGGTCTCGCCTTGATCAGCAACTCCAAAGCAGCATTGAGTTGAGGCCGACTCTTGATCAGCGTTGTGGCTGCAAGGATGACTTGGCTTTGGCGCGCACAGGCTAAGCCGGCACGCATCTTGATCACGGTCTCTTCTACGATCTGTCTCGCGTCGGCAATCTGCTCCGAGGTGAAGGTGTCCATGCTTGCTCCTCTTAAGTCACCGACTTGCTGTTGATACTGCTGTCACCATTCACGACGTCGTCAAGCGTGCGGCTGGTGGCCTTGGTATTGCGCGCGATCGTGGCCAGCAGGGTTTCGACACGCTGGTTGAGCAGTGCCGTTTGGGCGCGTTCGACCTTGAGCTCTGCCACCAGACCCTCAATACCTGGGCTCGGGTTGCGCAGGCGGGCGAACAGCTCGCGGTTGTCGGCCGCGGGCAGCACGCGCTCGTCCTTGTGCAGCAGGGCCAGCATGTCGGCGGGCACCTGGTTGATGCCTACCGCGAAGCCGGGGATGCCGAAGGCCTTGGCCCAGGCCTTGGTGCCGGGGTCCAGCGCGGCGCGCTGCTCGGCCGTGAGCTTGCCGAAGAAGTCGGCGAGCGAAGCAACTTGTGGTGCCAGCGCGGCCACTTTGACCGGGTCCAGGCCGGTAGGTGACTTGTTGAGGCCGACAAAAGCCGTGCTGTAGATGGCCGCCAACAGCGCACGGGCGGCCTCTGCCGTGCTGAGGGACTTGACCTGGTCGTTGGTGTAGGTGCTGACGCCGTTTTGGCCGCTGTTGCCTAGCAGAAAGGCCGCAGCGGTGGCGGTGACCGTTTTGCCTTCCCCCACATTGCTCCGGCCCGTGATGGCGGCAGACAACGCCGCAATGGCGGAGGAAACGGACTTGACGGAGTCGTCAATGCTATAGAGCGCGTTGACCTGGGCCTGGGCGGTGGCGAGCTGGTTGTCCAGAGCGGAGAGCTGTTCGTCGGCGGCTTTCTTGGCGGCGTCGCGCGCGTCCTGCGTGGCCTTGAGCTGCTTTTGGGCGATGCTGAGGCCGTCGTCGGTGAGGCCGGCCAGCTCGCTGAGGGTGGCGGTGGTCTTGTTGACATCGCCCAAGTAGGCGGCGCGGGAGGCGTAGGCGGCCGGGTCCACCTTGCTGAGGGTGCCGATGGCGCCGGTGAGCGTGTCGCTGGGGGTGACGGTGCGGCCGGCGCGGGCGTCGCTGAGCGCGGCCTCCACCATGGCGCGGGCCTGGGCGCGCTGCTGGTCGGGCGTGAGCGACGACGCGCTGAGGGTGGACAGCGCGCTGCGCAGTGGGTTGGCCAGGCTCTGCAGGCTGTTGATGGTGTCGCCCAGGCTGCTGATGCTGCTGGCGAAGGCGGCGTCCTTCAGGTTGAAGGCGTCGGTGACGCGCTGCTTTTCGGCGTCGACGGCGCGCTGCACGCCGCTGAGGGCGTTTTGCACGTTGGTGTCGGCCTGGCTGCGGGCGTCGGCCAGGGCCTGGCGGGCATTGTCGATCGCCGTCTTGGCGGCGTCGGAGGCGGTCTTGAGGGCATCCGCTGCGGCGGTGGCGGCGTCCTTCAGATCGAGCTGGGCGTAGTACTGCCGAATGATGGCCTGGGTGGCGGCATCGGTGACGCCGGCCAGGTCGTTTTGCAGGTCGACGGCGCGCTGGGTGGTCTTGCCCTGCAGCACGTCGAGCTTGTCTTGCCAGGCCTGGCGGGTGGCGGCGACCTGGGCCATGGTCTTGGCCAGGTCGTCCACGGCAGTGCCGGCGTCTGCAGCGGCGGGCACCAGGTCATTGAACTGGCCGGCGACGCTGAGCAGCGCGGCATAGAGCTTGCCGCCGTCTTGCGCAATGGTGGTGCTGGCCGCCTGGACGATGGCGCGGAACTGGTCGCGCGTGGCGTTGGCCACCTGGTCAGCCGACACGTTGAGCCCGGCGGCGCCCAGCGTGCGGGTGATGCTGGTGATGGTGTCGGCGCGTTTTTCTTCAGCGGTGGCGAAGGCGTCGTAGTAGGTGCGCAGGTTGGCGGTGAAGGTGTCCAGGCCGCCGGCGTTGGCCACCAGGGCCTGCAGGGTGTCGGTGCTGGCGGCCTTGAGGCTGTCGAAGGCGGCGGGCAGCTGGTCCAGCGCCTTGTGCACTGAGGCAATGGCCTGGGCATCGGCCAGGGCGGCGTCGATCTGCGCCTGGGTGGCGCTGGCGGGGGTGAGGCCGTCGAACACCTTGCGCAGGTAGTCCGGTATGTCGCTGCCCTCCAGCGCAGCCAGCAGGGCGCGGCTGGTGGCGAGCTTGACGGCGTCGTCGGTGAGCTTGGTTTCGCCCTGCACGAAGCTGCTGCTGCCGGCGGCGCCGCCGAGGCCGAACTGGGGGTCTTTGCCGTCCTTGCCGGTGTTGCCGCTGTAGCTGAAGTTGGTGACTGCGGCCTTGATGCCCAGGTTGGCGACCGTCTCCAGATAGGTCTTTTCCAGCTGGGCGACGACGGCTTCGCTGTTGCTGCTGGGCGTGGGCGTCCAGCTGGTGGGGCCAAAGACGTTGCGCGTGAGCGCCTTGCCTGTGGCATCGAATGTGGCGTTGGAGTCGCCCATCGAGGACGTGGGCGTACCGCGGTTGCTGCTGATGATGGCGCTGATCGCCGCCACGCCAAGGGCTATGGGCCCCAGTGCGCCCGCCACCACGCCCAGGCCCGAGGCAATGCCAGCGGCAGTGCCTGTGCCGATCAGCGAAGCACCGGCGCTTAGCGCGCCAGTGAAACTTGTGGCCCCGGTCAACCAGCCGGCGCCCGCCGCCAGTGAGCCGGTCAGGCCACCAGCACCAAACAGGCTTGCGGCGCCGCCCACGTTGCCCAGCAGGCTGCTGCCCCCACTGCCAGCGGCATTTGCGGCGCCCGAAGCGCCCGCCAGGCCCAGACTGCTGACGATGCTGCTGGCGATCGGATTGACGATGGCGTTGACGATGGGCCGCAGGACCAGGTTCTTGAACAGGTTGACGACGCTGTCGCGCAGCTCCACGAAGAGGGATTTGCCGCTGTCCACCGCGCGCACAAAGGCGTCGGTGATGTCGTTGCTGACGGTGTCGGCGGCGCGCTGCCATTCGTCGACGTAGGCCTTGCGGGCGACGTTGTCAGAGGCCAGGGCGGCCTTGGCGCGCTCCTGGGCGATGAGCGCGCCCTTTTGCGTCAAGTCCAGATTGGTGTCGTGCTCGATGTTGTAGATGCGCTGCTTGAGCGCCAGCTCGATGCGCAGCTGCTCCAGGGTGACCTGGCGCTGTGTCTGGGTCTGGCCGCCAAGGGTGAGCTGGTAGGCCAGCAGCGTGTTCTCAGCCTGGATGGCCTCCACCTGGCGGTAGATGGCAGCGCCCTGGTTCTCGAAGTTGCGGCTCTTGTTGACGATGTCCAGGGCCTTCTCGGCCTGGTACTGCTCGATCTCGGCGGCGGTGACGGCAGCGATGGCAGTCAACAACTTGTACTTGGCAATTTTGAGCTGATCGGTGCCCTGCAAACGTACAGTGTTGGCATCGAGGTCTGCCTGGGCGATCTGCGCGCTGAGCTGAGCCTGCTCGCGCTCGGTGTTCTGCTTGCTGCGGGCAATGCCCAGCTCGCCCTGCAGGGCCTGCTTGCGGATGGCAATGGCGTCCAGTTCCAGCTGGGTGTTGGCCTTGATGTAGTCCTCTTCGGTGATGAACCCTGTTTTGCGCGCAGTGTCCAGCTCGATCTGGCCGCGCTTGACCAGCTCCAGGCGCGCCGACTCGGCTTCCTGGATCTGGACCAGGTTGACGCCGGTGTCGTACTGCTGGTTGACCAAGCCCAAGGCGGCGGCCAGCTTCTTCGCGCCCTGCTCCTGCGTGTAGACGCCCTGGGCGACGGCGGCGTTGATCTCGTTCGTGCGGTTGAGTTCTTCGTCTTGTTTGCGCAGGGCGTTGGACTTGTTGTCCAACAGGAATTGATCCAGGCTGACGGCCTGCTTGCGGGCCTCGTTGTAGGCCCCCGCAGCCTTTGCAGCTTCCTGCTGCTGATTGACGATGCCGGCGAGCGCCGCCTCCTGGGCCGCCAGTTGCTTGTCTGCGGTGCCCGCCTGGGCTTGCGCATCTTTTACTGCGCCGGCCATCCAGCCCGAATTGCCGGTGAAACCAGTGTCAGTTTGGCTCGCCAGGGCTGCCCGCTGTGCGCGAATTGCAGCGAGCTGCTCTTCAGGGGTGAAGCCACGGCCCACATCCGCGATGGAGTCCTTCACCTCCCCGGTGGCCTTTTTCACCGCGTTCCATGCGCGTTCGACCAGGCCAAGGTTTTGCACGACCTGGCGCGACATGCCGTCGGACGCGTTGGCGTAGGCGTCTTGCGCGATGCGGGCCGCCTCCTGGGTCTTGCCCTGCTCTTCCAACGCGCGCACCTGGCTGTAGACCGACGCCGTGAGAAAGTTGTATTTTTCGTCCAGCTTCTGGAGGGCGGCAGTCGGGCTTCGGCCAAGCTCCTCAAAATTCTTGACGGTCTCGCCGATGGCGGTGCCGAGTGCCTTGTTGGCATTGACTGCGGTGGCACCGAACTTGACCAGGTTGTCACCGGAGACCTTGCCGGTTGCGGCAAGTGCGGCGACAGCTTCGGCTGCTGCCGTTTTCGTCGCACCGCTGAAGCTGGCGATTTGCGCTGATGCCAACGCCATCTGGCCGGCTGTGGTGCCGGCCGCGTTGCCGGAGGTGATGAGCGACTTCTTGAACTCTTCGGCCTCCTTTTGGCCGGTGACGTAGCCATATGCCACCACGCCCACCGCCGCCGCCAGCACGGTGTACGGGTTCACCAGGCCCAGCACATACCCGCCCAGCGCCTTGGCTGCGGCGCCGGCGCCGCCGAACATGTCCTTCAGCTGGCCGCCCTGCTGCAGCAGCACGGTGAGCGGCGCCTGGCCGCCCTGCAGGCTGGTGATGATGTCGGTGAACTGGGCGGGCACGCCGCGCAGGGCGGCGGCGGTTTGCTTGGCGGAGATGCCCAGGTTGTCGAGCACGGGCTTGCCGGCCTGCAGGGCGGCATTGGCAGCGGGCTGCTTGGCCTGGACGGCATCGAGCTGGTCCAGGTAGGGCTTGAGGACGGCCAGGTCAACGCCCTTTTGCGAGGCGAGGACTTCGAAGTACTTGGAGTTGGCGCGGCTGCCGGCTTCCACCTGGGCGGTGGTGCGCTGGATGGACTGCACCAGGCTGGAGGTGGCGCGGTCGAACTTCTGCGCGCCGGCCTGGGCGCCGGCGGTGATGCCGTCCACGCCCTTGCTGGCCTTGCCGGAGACGGCGGCGACGCCGTCGGCCATGCGCTCGGCAGCGGCCTCTACCTGGGCAAAGCCGGCGGCGGAGGGGCCGGCATCTACCTCAACAGGTATCTGGATCTTGCGGTCTTCGGTGGTCATGGTGGCGGTGTGTCCGGTGTCATGGCGTCGATGGCTTCGAACTCCATGACGCGAACGTCCTGGAGCAGCAGCTCGTGGTCTTCTTCGGTGAGCTGCATGCGGGCCAGCCGCGTGTACAGCACGTTGTAGTCAAGCCCGATGAGGCAGGCGGGGCCCGCGCGCCACTGGCTGCGCATGAAGCTGAAGAGGAGGTAGGCCTCCCAGTTCTCGGGCCAGACCTCGGTGGAAGGGATGTCTGCTTCGGTAAGGCCGGCGGCCTTCCATTCGGCCATGTCCACCCGGGTGAACATGGCGCGGCTTACCGCTCTCAGTTTCCCAAGCGGCCTTCGGTGATGGCGGCGCGGTAGGCCTCCATGGCGGCGACGATGGCGCCGGGGACTTCGTCGTTGAGCTGCTCGATGTTGTCCAGGGTGAACGCATCGGGCAGGTCCCAGCCGTTGGCGGCCTCCAGGATGTACTTGGCGTTGCTCTCGTTGGTGCTGGCCATGAGGTCGGCCATGCTGAAGGCTGCCGGGCTGCTGGCGACGCTGGCGGCCGCTGTGTCGTCGCCGGCCTTGCGGGCATCAGCCACGACGCTGTCGATGAAGGCGCCGAACTCTTTGCGGGTGCGATATTTGAAGTCCCACTGGATGACGCCGGTGGTGCCATCGAGCAGAGGAAACTTGACCGGAGTGCGGAAGCTGGTGGGGCGCTTGCCCAGGGTGATTTTTGACATGGTGTGCCTGTATGTTGTGAAGGGAAAAAGGCCCGTGACCCGGAGCGACCGGCGGGCTTGAAAAGACCCGCTAGAGCGGGCCTGTGGCGCTCAACCAACTGGTGGCGGATCAGGTGCTGTAGCGCACCGGGCGGCCCTGCAGGGCGACGCCGGTCTTGACGGACATGAGGTTGCCCTTGCTCATGGAAGGGGTCTCGTCGAAGGCGAAGATGCCGTTGTAGGCGATGTAGCCGCCCTGCGGCAGGGTGGCCCGCAGCGGGGTGGTGACGCGGGTTTGCGCGGCGTTCTTGATGGCGATGTAGCCGGCCAGGGTGGGGTCATCGGCAATTTCCAGCGCCAGGCTTTGCGCGCTGGTGGTGGTGGGGATCTGCGTGTCGTAGTTCTGCTCCAGGAAGGAGTAGGTCTGGTACTGCGGGTCGCCACCGGAGCTGGTGCAGTTGAGCACCTGGGTGATCTGCTGCCAGGTGTTGATCTTGGTGACCGTGCCGACACCGGAACCAGCCGGGAACAGCGTGGTGCTGGAGGTGTCGTAGCCTTCCAGCACCAGCGTGGTACCGCTGGGCGACTTGACGCGGAAGACACGGTTGTTGGCATTGGCCCAGCCGCTGGAGAAGCTGACCCAGTCGCCAGCCGAATAGGTGTTGGTGGCGGTGAGCACGCATTCCGCAGCGTTGGAAGCGGCGGTGACCGTGACGGGAGTGCCAAATGCGGTTGCGATGGCGAAGACGATGCCGTTGGGCAATTGGACAGACATGGCGTTGGGCCTTTCAAATAAAAAAACCCGCAGCGCGGGCAACAAAAAGGCCGCTGCCGAATTGCTTCGGAGCGGCCTGCGACAAAGGCCCGCCGGACTTGCGCCTGGCGGGCCTTATTCGGGGGCGGTCAGCTCAGCGGTCTGACCAGATGGAAAAATCCTGGCTGGTGGAATACAGGCCGAGATCTGGCTCGGCGCCGCCTACCGGGCCGGACTCGGGCGCGGCCTGGAAGGCGGTGGCGGTGATGAGGGCACTTTCGATGGCCAGGGCCAGCGCGGTGGACTCCTGCCGGGTGCTGGCCCAGGTGACGATCTGGTAGCGGCCGTTTTTCTTGCTGGGCACTTCGCGGCCCAGGAAGCTGACGACCTGGCCGCCGATCTGCTGGTAGACGGTGTAGGGCTTGGGGGAGCTGAGGGGCGCCCAGTCGGGGTAGACGGTGGGGACGATGCCGAGCAGCACCGTGCGGAGGTCTTGTTCAACGGTGCTCATGTGTTGATGTGCTCCACAAGGGTGGCCTCGATGGCGTCGACGGCGGCGGCGGCGTGGTCCAGCGCGGGGCGCACGAAGGGCTTGGCGGGGACCTGGCGGGGGCCGTTGGCCAGGGTGACGTAGTAGGCGTCCTTCACGGCCTGGCTGGCGCGGCGGCCGGGGCGCGGCTTGCCGCGCATTGAGGGGCGCACGGCGGTGTACCAGTTGCCGTCTTTGCCGATGTAGCTGGCGTAGCGCTGGATGTGGCCAAACTCCACCAGCTGGCCATGCGGGGCCTTGGCGGCGTTCCAGCTGATGTGGTAGGTGGCCTTGATGTTGGGGACGCTGTTCTCCTTGCTGTAGGCCTGGTAGACGGCGGCCTGCAGGTTGCCGGAGTACTTGCCGAGCTTGCTGACGTTGAGCTTGACGGCGTCGTAGATCACCTGGGCACCAGCTTGGGCGGCGGGGCGCACGGCCTTGGCCATGTTGTCGCGCAGGCGGTCCATGACGGCGGCGATGTTGGCGCGGTCGGGGCGGATAGTGACGGTGGTGCTCATGTGGACATCTCGCAGGCCAGGTCGACATAGGCGCGGCCGGCCTTGTCGGGCAGGACGGCGGTGATGCGGTATACATCGCTGCCGCAGACCACGCGCATGGCTGCGGTGAGGTCAGTGCGGTAGCCGCGCAGGCGGATGCTGACGCGCACGATGCTGGCGTCCGCATTGGCGCGCAGGGTCTCCAGGCCGCTGAGGTTGCGGATGTCGGCCCAGCCGGTGCAGAAGTCTGTCCAGGCGCCGGTGGGCTGGCCTGCAGCGTCTTGCGCGGTGGGCGGCTGCTGGATGGTGATGAAGTCTTTGTACTGGCCGGCACCCATGGCTACATCTCCCAGATCTTGTAGGCGTCGAGCATGCGGTCGTGGATGCCCAGGGTGAGCATCTGCGCGCGCTGGATGACTTCGCTCTCGCGGTTTTCGTACAGGGTGCCGACGCACAGCTTGATCCAGTCCTTGAAGGCGTCAGGGACGCTGGCGGCGTCGGCATAGCCGGCGACGTACTGGAGCTTGACGGCGTTGATCTGCACGCACGTGGCCGGCCAGGTGGTGCCGTAGGCGGGCACCACGTAGGCGCTGCCGTTGTCGTCGGCGTTGTCCAGCAGGTACTGGTTGCTGGCGAGCGTCTGCGCGATCCCATTGACGTCCACGTAGATGAGGCTGGCCACGGACTGCACGGGCACGCGGGTGAGCCTGAAGGCGCTGGGGAAGGCGTCCAGCGTCAGCTCATGCGTTTGCGGCATGACGGCGCGGCCGGTGGCCTGCTCGGCCATGCGGGTGGCCGTGCGTATCCAGCCGTCGACCAGCGAGTCTTCCACGCTGCCGCTGATGCGGGCGGCCAGCTTGGCGTCGGCGGTGAGGACTGCTGGCGCGCTGGGCGGGGTGATGAGTCTCAGGGCCATGGTTACCTTGGGTTCCTACCGGTTGACTGTGTGTGGGCGGGTCTGCCCGATGCCTGGCTGTTGGCCGGGCGGGTACCTGGTGCGTGGGGGCGGTTGCCCACCAAAGCGCCATATGTCACGACCACCGGCTGCGTGCCGCTGAGCGCGATGGTGGTGCTGGGCCGTGCAGACGTGTGCACGGCATAGGGCCACGGTTGCACCGGCGGCAGCACCACCGGGGTGCGCAGGATCTGCACGCCGAGGATGGGAACGAGGGCCGCGATCTCCAGCCAGGGCTGCTGCGTAGCGTATGGCCAGGTGGCTTGGCCAAGCTGGGGCAACGTGGCGAAGGGAACCTGTGTCGGCGCTGATGGCATGGACCTGGCCACAAGTTGCTGCGCCTGTGCCGCTTGCGGCCGCGGCGCCATCGCCACCTGGCCGGGCGGGATCTTGGTGCCCAGATTCGGCACCAGGGCGGCGATCTCCAGCCAAGGCTGCTGGGTGACGTAGGGCCAGGTGGCCTGGCTGAGCTGGGGCAGCGCGGCGAAGGGAACCTGTGCCGGCGCAGGCGGAATGGCCCTGGCCACCGGCTGCTGGACTGGCACGAAGGCCGGCTGCGCCACGCGCAGCACTGGGCTGGGCGGGATCTGCGTGCCGATGGCCACCGGCAGCACGGCGGCCAGCTCGACCATTGGCTGCTGGGTGGCATAGGGCCAGTCGGCCGCCCTGCCCTGCGCCAGTTGACCAGGCGGCACCGCTGCGGCCGGGGACACGATGGGCGCCCGAGCGCGCGGCTGGGCGGCTGCGTAGGCCCAGGGTTGGGCCTGGACCGGCATCTCCACATTGCTGGCGGGAACGACCGGGCCGCTGGCGCCGGTGACGAACAGCGCCAGACCGGCGACGATGACCTGCGGTGATGCTGGTGGGCGGAAGAGTGCCATTTCAGTGGGCCAGGAGGGCCATCATGGAGGGACGGTGGAGCGAGTCTTCTAAGTAGGTGGAACCACCACCGCCGCTAACGAACTGCCAGCAGCCACCGTCATTACTGGCGCCGCGCGTCGTGCCGGCGATGTCCACCGGCAAATTGGTGTTGTCCACAGTACCCGCTCCAATCAAAGCGCTGCTGGACTTCAGCCGGAAGTCGCGCGTACTGTCAACGGTGTTTTGGAAGCCGCTGCCAGTGGTCGTGTCATAGGTGACGGTTGTCCACCCTGTTTTGGTGCCGTCACACTGAGAGGTGGTGATATTGCTCGTGATATTGGCTGACGCCGCGCATGGTTCGGTGGCACCAAATACCGCGCAGTTCTTGAAGTTCCAGGTGGTGTACGAGCCAGCCACACCGTTGGTTGCCTTTGTCAGGTCGGACGGGCAGACAAAGTCGCAATTGTAGAAATTGATCGTTCCGCTGTCGGCGCGAACGATCAACGAAGAGCCACTTGTGCGCTGAACCACCAGCGTGTTCTTGAGCGCTCCGCTGGTGCTGCACGACATCCGCAGCACACCGCCATAGGAGTCGGTGCAAGACCCCTCGACAATCAGGCCATCAATGACTGCGCCTACTGCGGCATCAACCGCCAAAGATATGGTGTGGGCCGAGCTGCTGCTGAACTGAAGCTTGCTGATGCGACTGTAGTTCTCCGTGGTGAGCACCAATGGCGCATAGCTGACATTTCCCGAGATACTCGCGCCGTTTGCCGTGTTGTAACGCAACGCGTTGGTTTGCACGCTGCTGTCACGAAAGCTCGCGCCCGCTACTGTCGTCAGCTCCTTGTAGCGCGTTGCATCACTCGTGGTCCCAGCTATGGTCAGCAGCGTTCCGCTGGTGACCGGGAAATTCTGATTCTGGCACTGTCCCTGCCAGACTTGATCAACAGCAGTCAAATCAGCAGGTGCTGCATCCTCCCAGGCTTGAAGCGTCGAATAGTCGCCGGTGCTGCCTATGGTCTTGACGACGGTGGTGGTCATAGCACATTGGGGTCAGTCAGCGGCGGCTTGGCGATCTTCAGCGCCAGCAGGCCAGGCAGTGAGAGGCTGGCGCGCGCCGATGGGTTCTGGCGCTTGTGGTCAGCCATCACACCCGCCACGGCTGCCGGCAGGTTGGCAATATCCAGCTTGAACGCACGCCGCTGCAGCACGCGGCTTGGATTGTACGGATCGATGTCGAACTCGGGACCGAGGAAGGCGCTGGCCTGCGACACCGTGATACCTGGCACCTTGACGATGCGCCAATCCGGGTTGGAGTACTCTTCGCGGCCCCACACCCAGCCATCTGGCTGCACGACGATCACATCACCGCGTTTGGTGCACTTGGCATCCAGATAAGGATCGGCGTTGACCTTATCGACAACACGGACCAGCAGCTCGGCCATCAGGCATAAGCCTCAGTCCAGCCGTCGTAGGCTTGCACTACCTCGCCCTGCGCATCGCGGTGGGCGTAGATGCAGTGGCCCATGCTCGCATCTTCCAGCGCGGTCAGGCGGTGGCACACATCAGCCCTGACCAATACCCAGTTGTGGCCATCGCTGGCGCGCTTGACGACAGTGTTCTCCACCGAGCCATCGGCGTCCAGGCGCTCGATCTTGAGCGCGCCACGCGCGACGTAGGTGGTGTGGTCGAAGTTGTGGGCGTGGCCTTCAACCACGTCGCCAGCCTTCTCGAACCGCATCTCGCGGATAAAGATGTTGCCTTGCACGTATTCCATCAGGCCACCACGCGCGTCTGTTCCTGCCGAATGCACGCCAGCAGGTGCAGCATGGTCATGTTCAGCGTGGTGTTCTGGCCCAGCGGTGCACCGGTGGCGGGATCAACCATGGGAATGGGATCATTTCCGGCATTGGCCAGGTCAATGGACCGGCTGATGGTGGGCAGCTCCTGCAGTTTGCGGATGGAGCCGTCGGCCAGCTTCACCGCCAGGCCTTGCACGATCTCCATGCTGGGCGGCAGACCGCTGTCCGGATAGTTGATGGTGATCTTGTACCCGCGATCATAGGGGACACCGACCTGCGAGGTATCGTAGTTGCTTGCCATGATTCGACCTCAGTCCGTCAAAATTTGTTTCTGGCTGGCGTCGGCATGCCCAATAGGCAGCACACGCTGCAGCCAGTTGATCGGGTAAGCGTAGACGCCGGCATTCAGCTTGCGGCCGAGGTCATCGATCAGCTCGACCTCGCTGACCCACTCGTCCACGCGCTGGCCGCAGTGTTCGCAGTAGATGGTGCCCAGCACCGGATCGTTGACGACACGCACCAGCAAGCCGGTTTCTTCGCTGCCGGGGACGCAGCGGTGGTCGCGCTTGACCACCGCCTTGTCGCCCGCGCGCGGCGTGACTGGGGAGAGCAGATGGCTCTTCCAGAACGCCGAGCGCAGATCGGCAGAAACGCGATCAGGCACCGCGCAATTCCATAAACACCAGCTCGCTGAACCAGGTGGAGTTGAAGGCGGTCAGCAGGGTCTGGGCAATGATGCCGCCCTGGGGCACGATGACTCGCTCCTCCGGGGTGTACACCGTTTCCTGACCATTGAGCACATTGAAGCCGCGCGACAACGTCTGTTCGCCGTTGGTGCCCTCGGCCGAGGCCGTGATGCCGGTGGCGGACGTTCCGAGCGATGCGTCGGTGGTAGGCGCGTTGCCATTCTGCTTGAGCAGCGTGGTGCCGGCCACGGCGGTGGTGACGGTGGCGGCGGCCGTCTTGCGCTGCAGCGTCATGCCCACCTGGGTGGAGGTGACGGAGCCGGACTGCGTCAGCGAATGGCGCAGGATGGCCACGGCGCCATTGGTGCCGGCCTTGAGCTGCGCGGCGGAAACGGCGCCCGCGAGGGACACACCGTTGTTCTTCAGGATGTAGGACTGAAAGGTGAACATGAGTTTTCTCCAGGTAGTGAGTCGGTACGGCGGGCGGGTCAGTCGGCCTGAACCACTGCGCAGCCGGCAAAGGCTGCGGCGTCGGCCAGGTCGTCGTGGGTGAACATGGCCGTGGCGTCGGCCTCGGTGTCGTACTTGATGGCCTGCGCCACCGTGACGGCCGCAAATTCCGGCTCCAGGATGGCCTGGGGATCGGTCATGGCGGGGTTGCCCGCGCGCGGGATGTACTTGGTTTCAACGACGCGGTTGCCGCTGTAGAACAGACCTTGAGGATTTTGGATGGCGAAGCGCATGGCGTGGATCTCCGGGTTGGGTGGGTGGGCGTTGCTCTGCAATGCGCTGCCGGTGGGCAGCGCATCACGCAGCAGTGCAGACGTCTGCATGGCGCCGGGCTTACTGGGCGGGTTGGTTTTGCGGTAGGGTCAGGGCGTAGGCGACGGCGGCTTTGTCGGCATCTGCTACGCCAAGGCCCAAGGCCTCTTGTGCTGCGGTTGCTGACAGGGTGACCACATCATTGACTTTGCCATGCAAGCACTCGGCCAGCAGACGGATGCGCACGGGCTTGGTGTTGGGCGCAGCCGCTTCAGGGTCGGCGTAACGGGCCAGCTTTTCGTTGACCAGGACGGCAGCGCGAGCGTCCTCGGCTTCAAATTCAGCGCCGGTGGCGATGGCCACGGAGTCGGCTGACAAAGCGCCTGCAGCGATGATTTCCAGGGCAATGAGTTTTTTGGGCATTAAGTTCTCCAGTTCGCGGGGCTTAAGAAATGCCGGGCGCGACAACTACGACGCGCCCGGCAAAGGCCGACCTGGTGGGGCCGGCCAGGAGACAACTGAAACGGCCAGTTGTTAGGTTGCGCTGTGCTGGTACAGCTTGACGGCGTTGGTGTCCAGCAGGTTGCCGCCGGTGCGGGCCCAGGCCATGAAGCCGATCTGGCCCAGCTTGATGTAGGCCGAATCGTCAAAGCGGAACATGGTCATTTCCATGGCGTCGCGGATCATGTAGCGGTCTAACAGGCCGAAGGCCAGGGACTTGGCATTGGCAGCGGGCACGGGCATGTCGTTGTTCAGGTTGACCGGATAGCCCAGCAGCAGGTCGGGCATGCCAACACCCATGCCACCGTCGTAGCTGGGCGTCCAGATCGGACGGCCGGCGGTGTCCTTGATCTTGCGGATGACGCGGCGCAGCGTCTGCGAGAACATCCAGGACGGAAGGCCGTTGACGTCCTTGTCGGTGCCGGAGTGCGACAGGTAGGCTGCGTCCAGGCTGTCCGCCATGTCGACCAGGTCGTCATAGATGATGGTCAGGGTCTGGCCGGTGGTGCCGGTCTTACCGACCGAGGCCTGGGTGACCAGGCCGAACGGGTCAGTGGTGCCGCCGCCGGTGGTGTAGCCAACGTTGCTGATGCGGCCGATACGGTCGCGCAGCCGCTTGAACACCATGGCCTGGATGTCGATCTGGCTGTCTTGCAGCAACTCGAACGGCACGGCCACCACTTTCGACGAGGCTTTGAACACGTTCAAGGCGACGGTACCGAAGGTCGGGTCTGCACCGGTGGCCGTGGTGTTCTGCGCAATCCACTCGCCGGTTTCCGACGTGCCATCGGTGGTGGGGAAGGACAGCGGGTTGCCCATCGCGGTACTGAGCTGGGAGGCCACGCGGCGCATGAAGCCGTAGGCCTTCAGCAGGTCAATCAACTGGTTGGCAACTTCGGACTCGACGCTATAGCCGCCCTGCGAGCCGGTGGTGGTGCTCATGGTGTTGCGCACCAGCAGGGCTTCTTCCACCGTCATGTCCTTGAACGACTTGCGCATGAAGACGTTCAGGGCCTTCATAGCGGGCGTTAGCTGCTTGCCGTTCTTGGCATTGCGGTCGATGCGGTGATCGTCAACATCGGTGAAGTTCTCTTCACGGTCCTTGGCGATCATCTTTTCGTGGGCGGCGATCTGGCGCTGGGTGCGCTCAACGTCGTCCATCAGGTCGTCGAACTTCTTCTGGTCATCCTTCGACCAGACTTGAGAACCTTTGTCGGCCAACAGGGCGTTGGCTTCTTTGTTGGAGGCTGCTACGCGCTCCCGGAGTGCTTGAATGCTCATATGTACCTTTCAAGGAATGAGACGAACAAAAAAAGCCGCTCGGGTGAGCGGCCTCGGTATCGACGCGGGAGCGTCAGATAGGGGTGACCAGGCGCAGGCGGTTGCGGTTGCGCTGGATCTGCGCGGCGGCCAGGGCGGCCAGATCGGGCTCGGGCTCTTTGGGCTCGGGTTGCTTGGGGGCGTTGGGATAGGCGGCCAGGTTCCAGCGGGCCTGGGCCTTGCTGTCGGTTTGCTTGGTGTTGGAGTCGATGGCGTCGATGAACTTGGCGTCCAGCGCTTCCTGGGCGGTGAACCAGGTGGTGGCGTTCATCCAAGTGGCCACCTGCTCGGCGCTGGCGCCGGTCTTGCGCTGGTAGTCCGCGGCGATGGTGCCGTCGATCTTGTCCAGCAGGTCGGCCGTCTCGCGCAACTCGTTCTTGTTGCCGTAGGCAAACGTCCAGCTGTTGTGCACCATGAACAGGCCGCCATCGGTCATGCGGACCTCGTTGCAGGCCAGGGCCAGGTAAGTGGCGGCGCTGGCACAGATGCCGTCGATATGCGCGACGACGGTGCCTTGATGAGCCACCACAGCCGCAGCCATTGCGCGAGCCTCGAACACATCTCCGCCTGGGCTGTTGATGTGCAGGTGGGTGACCTTGTCGGTGCCCACGGCTGCCAGGGCGGTGATCAGCGCTGAGGCGCTGGCGCCCCAGTAGCTGTCGATCACGTCGTTGACATAGACGTGGCTCTCTGCGTCGGTGGTTTCCTGGCGGATGGGCACCGGGCCTTCCGCGCGGGCGTTGTCCTTCAGCAGCTGCATCAGGTGATTGAGTTTCATGCGGGTTCTCCGTCCGTGGTGTCGGGTTTGGTGGGTTTGGCGGTGGTGCCGGCCTGGGCCTTGAACAGGGTGTCCCCGTTGGCCTTGGGCGGCAGGTGCTGCAGGCGGCGCACTTCGTTCTGCGACATCCAACCGTCGCCAGAGCCGGGGCCACCGAGCGCTGCCTTGTAGAACTCGGCCAGCGCCTTGCTGTCGCCGCGCAGCAGGTCGGTCATGTCGAACTCGACGTACTGGCCGGCGCGGCGGAACAGCTTGCGGTTCAGTTCGTCGCGCCAGACCTTGGCCATGGGCTTGACGGTGAACTTGACATAGCCCAGAGTGATCTGCTCGATGCCGGCGCCCCAGGCGCTGACCTTTTCGGTCTTGCCGATCAGCACGGGCGGCACGCCGGTGACTTCGTTGATGGCGGTGGACTCGAAGTTGCGCATCTCCAGCAGTTGCATATCCACCGGGCTGATGCTGAGCTGCTTGACATCGCCGCCCTCGGTCAGCACCAGGGGGAACTTGCGGTTGCCGACGCCGGAGTAGGTGGCGACAAAGCTCTCGCGCAGGGCCTGAGCCTGCTCCTTCGTCATCTTGTTGGCAAACTTCAGCGCGATCTGCGGCATGGCGCCCTCGCCCACGGTGCGGCCGGTGTACTCGGCGGCGGCCAGGCTGTTGCCTACGGCCTGGCGCGCTGCGTAGGTGATGGCACTGAGCGAGCGCACACCGTCAAAGCCTAGGCCGGTGAAGTGCAGCATGTCGTCCTGGTCGACGGTGTCCACCTGACCGGTGAAGCGGTCCAGGATGTCGTACACCAGGCGCTTGCTGCCGTCGTCGGCAACCCAGACGCGGGGGATGACGAAGTCGGGGTGCAAGGGCTCCAGGCCGGTGACCTGGCCACCCTTGTTCGCGCTGCTGCGCAAGATGCGGGTGTACTGGTCGCCGCGCAAGGCAACGCAGCGGACGATCCACTCCTTCCAGTTGCTGGCCGTCCACATGGGGTGCGGCTGCTCGTTCAGCAGCCACCAAAGGCTGCTGTTGCGCACCTGGTCGCGGTTGCCCTCCTTGTCTTCGGTGTACTGGTTACAGGGCAGCTGCAGCATTGCGCCTGCGTTGATGCGGATGCAGGCGTAAACGGTGCTGACCATCATGGCCGAGCGCTCGTTCACCGGGAAACCGCTGGCGGACAGGATGGGCTGAAACAACTCCTTCATGGCGCCGCTGTCGGAGCTGACCACCGGGTAGGTGCGCTGGTTGCTGACCTGGAGCGTGGTGCCGACAGTGGATTCGTAGCCGGTGCGCTCGGCAAAGCCCGGGCGTGACGCGGCCCACTGCGCCAGCGCGCGCGAGGTGTAGCGCGTTACGTCCAGGTTGATGTGGGTCATTGAAGTACTACAAAGCCTTGTTGGATTTCGCCGGTGTCATTGGCCAGCGCACGACCGAGGGCCATCAGCATGGCCATGGGGCCGTCGATCTTGTTTTCTTCGCGCTCCTTTGTCGGGGAGCGCAGCTCGTTGAACTTGGAAATCTTGACCACCAGGTTGGAGACCATCCAGGTCATGACCGGGTTGCCGTCAAACTTCAGCTTCTTTTCCAGCACCAGGTTCTCCACCTGGATCAGCGGCGGCGTGTAGAACATCGCGCGCTGGGTGATCTCCACCAGCGGCAGGCCTTCCTCGATCAGCTTGCCGGCGAAGTACATGGACAGGGCCGGGTCGAAGGCGATCTCTTGCACGTCGAACTGGCGGCAGTAGCTGCGCATGTCCTCGGCCACCACGTCGAAGTCCGTGATGTCGCCATCTGTGACCTGCACATAGTTTTGCCTGGCCCAGCCGCTCAGATGGGCGTTGCCGCTCTCATGCACCGCCAGCTCGTTCAGGTAGAGCCGGATGAACACGTACCAAATGCCCTCGCGGTAGAACACCAGGCAGAGGGCGGCGAAGTCTTTCTTCTGCGCCAGGTCCAGGCCCATGAAGCAACGCTCGCCCTGGAAGTCGGCCAGGCTCATGCAGACGTCTGCACAGCGCGCCCAGGCCACCATGTCCATCCACGGGCTCTCACCGCTAACCCAGACGTTGAGCCGCTTGGTCAGGAAGTTGTTCATCGCCGACGGCATGGCGGCGGCCTTGCGGGCGGCGGCTTCCATGTCGTCCAGCAGAACGGAGACCAGCCAGTTCGGGTTGGCCTTGGCCCAGCTGCTGGGCAGCAGCGGGTCGTCGCCTTCGTCGATGGTGTAGATGATCCCGAACATGCTCGGGTCATCGATCACGCTCTCCAGCACCTTGGTGATGTGGGTGCGGCGCTCGTAGCAGATGCCGCTGCGGTCGCTGCCGGCGGTGGTGATGTTCCACAGCAGGGACTGCTCGCGGGCGCCGCGCGCGGTGTCGATCACATCATAGACGGCGCGCGTCTTGTGCGCGTGCAGCTCGTCGATGCAGGCGAAGTGGATGTTTAGTCCGTCCAGCGTGCTGCCCTCGGACGCCAGCGGCAGGAACTTGCTGGCGGTGGCCGCGACCGTGATGCTGTGCTGCAGGATGGCCACGCCCAGGTAGGTGCGCAGATCCGGCGTGCGCTCGGCCATGGCCTTGGCATCGTCGAACACGATGCGTGCCTGGTCGCGGGTGGTGGCGGCGGAGTAGACCTCGGCACCGTGCTCGCCGTCGCCGGCCAGCATGAAGAGGGCGATGCCGCTGGACAGCGTTGACTTGGCGTTCTTGCGGGGCACCTCGATGTAGGCCTCGCGGAAGCGCCGCAGGCCGGTGTCGCGGTGAATCCAGCCGAACACCGTGGTGATGATGAAGCACTGCCAGGGCTCCAGCTTGATCAGCCGGCGCTCGCGTGCCCACTTGCCCTTGATGTGCGGCAGGCCTTCAATGAAGTCGCAGGGCTTAGTGGCCAGGGCGGCGTCGAAGATCCACGGCCATTCGGCAGAGGGTTCGCGCGCCAGATCTGCGGCCTGGCGCTCCACGGCCAGGCGCACCCATTTGCAGGCCGGGATCTCGCCCGCCTGGATGCGCCGCGCATATTCGTGCGCAGCGATGACGTAGCGGTTCACACCCTGGTGGCGAACTGCGCGAAGCGGCTGACGTTCGACTGGGCCGGCTCTTCCAAGCCAGGGATTGGCACCTGGGTGGACACGAAGTTGGAAGCCTGCACGCGGCCGCGCGCCGCCGGGCTTAGGCCGAAGTGCATCAGGTAGCGGTTCACCTGCTCACGGTGCTTGCCGAGCAACTGCACAATGACGCTCTGCTGCTCGTAGCCGCTGGGCGTGGTGGATCGGCTGGCCTGGTAGACGGCCTCGGCGTAGTCGCCCTTGCCGCCCTTCGCTTGCTTGTCCGCTTCAACAAAACGGGAGACCTTGCCCTCGAAGGCCAGCTCCAGCTCAGCCAGGCGGCCGGCGGCTTGGCAGTAGAGCGCAAGCGCGGTGCGGTCCAGGCCGCTGATCAGGCCCAGCTCTTCCAGCAGCGGCGTGATGCGCTTCCACTCCTTGCGGGCTTCCGGGCTCAAGTGCCGGGGCGGCGACGGGATCTCGATTCGCGGATTGACGCCGCCAGACAAATCGAGCGCGCGCTTGCCCGGATTCCCTTCCAGTACCTTCAGCTGGACTGGCTTCGGCAACGGACCCCGACTACCTGACATGGGATACCCCCCCCATCAATACTTGCGCATGTGAAAAATTGGCGAACCGTTCGGTTTCCGGTCTGTCCGCCTACCCTTTTGCCCTCCCCCCTACCCCTCTGGCCCTCAATCTTTCGGCCAGCGATTTCGCCTCATGGCAGCCATCACACAAGCCCTGGGCGTTGTCGTTTGTGTCCTCACCGCCCTCGCCCAGTGGCACGATGTGATCGCGCTCTGTAGCGAGTCTTACGAAGCCGAGCTTGCGGCACTCCACACACAGAGGGTTGCGGGAGAACAGATCAGCACGCAGCTGCTGCAGCTTGCGACCAGTGATCCGCTTGGTTACTGTGGTCTTCTTCGACCAGACCGGACGCGGGTGAGCCTCGCATCGGCCGGTACCGTCACGCACCAGCACGCCACAGCCTGGATGACTGCATGGCTTCGGTGGTGCACTGGGCATGATGGCCTCAGAGGTTTCGGCTTGCTAAAGGCCTGGAGTGTCCCGATTCCACTTTCGGAATTGCTTCCGAGCCAGGCGGCGGCATGTGTCTCGGTGCAGCAGTACGATTCGAACGTACGTAGACCGGTGCGTTGGCTCCATTCGCCCCACCGGCCCTGTTGAAATGGTCACCCTTAAGCCACTCAGGCATGCCGCATAAATAAGAAGGCTCAGCAAGGTCTCCCCTGCCGGGCCAGGCTGTCAACTCGATTGGTGGTGCCACACGAAATCCACAGCTTGCCTGAAATGTACCAACAATGTCTATGGTGTAAAACTCATTTCGCGCGACGCAGCGTGCCTATGACGCGCAGTTGCGTTTGTGCAACGACTAGCGGCTTGGGCCTGGCATCGAACCAGTCACGCAGCGCGCGATCGGCTGCTGCCAGGTTTGCGTGCACTGTGGATGGCGATGTGCACTGAAGCTTGGCTGTGCCGTTGATACCCTTGCCTTCCAGGTAGTACAGCTCCAAGGTCCGAAAGAGGATCGGCCGTGGAATCTCCAGCGACTTCACCGCTTGATCCGTGACGCTGGCATCCACCTCGTCAACTGGGATTGTTGACTCACGATAGCGGTCAGTGTTGGCATCATTCAAAAAAGCCGACTGGCTGCTGAACCCCAGCCCGCCACCCATCTCCTTCGACTTGTACAGCGCCCAGTTCTTCAGCTTCTGCTCCACCCATTCAATGCGTGCCATGGGCCACCCCCTCGGTGCAGACGTTTGCAGTGGGCATGTCGGGCTGCACTGCAGCTGCGCCGCCCCATATCACCAGGAACGTGTAGCCGTAGAGCCCGACCAGCTCATCCAGCCTGCGGTACATGGTCCGGTCGGCCGGTGGCACGCCCACAACCCTGTTGCGCTCCACCGCGTAAAAGCAACCGCCCTCGCCCTTCAACCCACGGCGCACCAGCGCGTAGGCCTCATTGCCGATCTGCCGCGTCTTTTCCTGAATGGCCCTGTAGGTCATTGGCATGCTAGCCTTGATGTCTGCAATCTGCTCTTCCACTGTCATGGTGTTCTCCTACCCGTCCAGACGTCCACTTAAATCCATTGATGTCATCACACACACAAACCTGCTCGCGCACACGTGTGCGCGCGCACCCGCCCACATCACGTGCGCCCGTTGGAACCCTCGCGCGCGTTGGACAATGCAGCGGCTCAACCCGGTGTTTCCTCAGAACTACCGTGCTGGTGCGCTCCATGCCAAACGGTGGACGCCTGGACGTCCACGCCGGCGCGACCCGTGCGCGCTACGTCATCGGTGCATGGACCGATGTCCCCGCCACCGCGCCACAGCACCGACCGCCAATCTTGCGTCTAGGCAGTGCTGCTACGCGGCAGGTTTCCCACACCACGACCTTTTCGGGCGCGCATGCCCTTCGCTGGTCAAAATGGCGTGTCATCGTCTACCTCGTTGTTTCCCCCTGCGCCGGGGGCCTCGTCCTCGCCGGCGGCCTGCGCCGGCTCCTCGTCATCCAATATCCGGGGCGGCCACACCGCCGGCTGCTTGTAGCCGCGCCGGCGCGCACCCCCGCCCTCGCGGCCGTGTTCCCAGCCGTGGGCCTCCAGCCAGCCGCGTATCTGGCTCTCCAGCAGGCTGCTGCTCTTGGCCGGGTCCGCGCCCAGGGCCACCACCAGGCTGTCCAGCGTCACGAACGCAGTCAGCTGGTTCAGGCCCACCGTCGCCTTGCCCTCAGTGCCTGGCGCACCCTCACGCGTCAGCAGCTCATACAGGCGGCTCTGCACCGCCGTCTCCACCAGGCGCAGGCGCTGCTCGGGCTCGAAGAACTCTATCTCCTCCTCCGGCGTGGGCGCGTAGCGCTCCCCCTGGCGGTACAACGCCATGGCCTCGGCAAACAGCAGCGCGCGGTATTTGCGCAGCCACTCCAGCTTGATGCGCTGCTCGATCCAGATCGGCCAGAAGCGCCGGTTGCCGGTCAGGTCATACAGGTAGACCTTCTTGTTCGTGCTGCAGAAGATCACGCACTGGCGCGGGTGCGCCTGCACGAATCGCCCATACGCACCCCGGAAGCGGTCAATGGTGGAGCTGAAGAACTGCTTCACCTGCTCGCTGTCCGCCTTGCGCAGGGCCGTCAGCTCGCTCAGCTCGTAACCCCAAAGGCCCTCCAGCTGCTCAAAGCCATCCTTGCCGTTGCCAATGTCAAAGTGCGTGTCGCTGAAGAATTCCTCGCCCACCAGGGTCTTGACGAAGGTGCTCTTGCCCACACCAGGCAGGCCCTCCAGCACCGGCGAGTAGTCAAACTTGCAGCCCGGCTTCATCACCCGCGCCACCATGCCGATCAGCAGGAAGCGGCCCACCATCTCCAGGTAGCGCTTGCGCTTGGGCTTCAGCTTGGCCGGGTCCATGCCCAGCACGTGGATCAGCCATTTATCGATGCGCGTGGTGCCGTCATGCTCCAGCTCACGCAGCCAGTCGCGCACCGGGTGAAAGCGCCGCTCATCGGCCACCGTGTCCATGGCCTCGGCCAGGGCCGCGCGTGACGCCGCCTTGATCTTGTACGTGGTGCTCAGCCAATCACCCAGCCGCAGATCGTCGCTGTCTTTCAGCGGCCCCGCTTCCGCCCGCCAGGGCCACGGCACGATGGTGGATGGCGCACCCGTCAGCTCGTTGAAGCCCAGGCACTCCCGCAGCAGCGGCGCCTTGCGCAGGGCGTTGAGAATCAGCTTGCGCGTGGGCTGGATCTCGTGCACGCCCTTGAGCTTCATCTCCTCGACCATGAACCGCAGCACATCGGCAAACGCATCATCGCCGTCCCCAGGTTCACCGGGGCCATCGCGATTTTTTTCCGCCAGCGCTGGCGGCTCGGGCTCGCCGTCCTTGCGGGCGCGGGCGGCCTGCAGCGGCTGCGCCTGTCCGAAGAAGGCAGCGATGCGCTGCCAGTCCCACCCATCGTGCAGGATCGCGTCCGCGCAGTCCCAGCCGTCCGGCACAGCCAGCGGCTCGGGAATGGGCAGCAGCTGCACCGTGCAGCCCTGCTCATCGCGCAACAGCGCGCCAATGCCCACCATCGCGGCCATGCCCGGTTGCTTGTCCACCGGCAGCAGCAGCTTGGTCATCTGCGCGATCTGGCGAGCCATGTCATCAGCGCAGGCCTCGCGCTCGGCCTTGGTCAGCGGCTCGCGCTTGGCGTCGCAGTCGGGCCACAGCAGCACGGTGCTGCTCTGCAGCCAGGACCACTCCGCCTTGCGCCAGGCCTTGCTGCCACCTGGCCAGCTGGCCACGATGTAGACGCCCGGTGTGTGCTCCTGCAGCAGCTGGTGCAGGATGTCGGCCTTCTTCTCCCCTTCCACCAGCACCACGGTGGGCACCATGTCAGGAAAGGTTGACGACTGCGGCGGCGCCTTGCCGCCCGGAAAGTACAGCGGCCGCGGTTCGTCCCATTGCTTCCAGTGCCACTTGCTGGCGCCATCGCGCCCGCTGGTGCACCAGGTGTAGGGCAGCGTCTCCTTGCCGCCCTCGCTGGTCTTGAACCGCACCACATAGCCATACAGCGCGCCGTCGATCTCATAGCGCGCCGTGTGCTCAATGTCCTCAGCCTTGCGGTTCCAGTGCTTGAAGGTGGCGGCCGGCGCGTTGTCCGGCACCGGCGTCACGGTGCGCCAGCCCTCATCGCTCTTGGGTGGTGGCGGCGGCGGCGGCGGTGGCGGCCGTGGCGCGCGCAGTTCCGGCGCCGGGCCAGGCGCGGCCACCACGCCCGCCACATCCTCCAGGCCATGCTCCCGCGCCAGCTCCACGGCGGCCTTGCCCATGGTGAGGTCGTGCACCTTCGCATACAGGCTGACCAGGTCGTTGCCCTTTTCGTCGCTGGCGAAGTCGGCCCATTTGCCGTTGGTGAGGTTGACCGAGCAGCTGCTGCCCGCCCCGCCGCTGAGCGACCCGCACACGTATTCATGCCCGCGCTGCGCACCGCCTGGCAGCCACATCGGCACCAGGGTGTGCGCCAGGGGGAGCAGCGCCGCTGCCAGTGCCGAGAAGTTGATCGGCGGCAGATGGTTGTTGCCAGTGGCCATGCGCTACCTTGCCGGCCAGCCTGAAATGATGCGCTGCAGGTCCATCGCGGTGAACTCGTTCAGGTCCACGAAGGGCGCGCGGTCTGCGTCGGGGGGCGGGTCGGGCAGGTCATACACCACCTTGGGGCGGTTGCGGTCGGCCTCTTTGACCTCTTCCTTCTGCACCAGCTTGTTGGCGCGCACCAGGTTGCGCAGCTGCGCCAGTGCCATGGACTTGCCCACGTTGGCGCGCGCGGCAATCTCGGCGCCGGTGCCTGGGCCTTCGCGCTGGATGGCGCCGATCAGCGCCAGGCTGGTTTCGCCCAATGGCCTCATGCGCGGCGCCGCTCCTCGATCACCTGCTCCATGATGGACAGGCCCTCGCGGTACATCAGCCACTGGCTGATGACGCGGTTGCCGCACGCGTGCTGAAACACCTGGATGTGCTCGGCCGGCAAGTTGCGCTTGCCCGGCTTGGCGCTCACGTAGTCGGTGATGTGCGCGGCATAGAGGCCGGTCTCCTCGGCCAGCTGCGCCTGCGTAAGGCGCGGGCGCGTGCGCTGCAGCCAGCAGGTGTGCACCGCCTCGCGGTACGACTGGATGGACTCCACCACAGTCTGAGAGAGAAAGCTGGGCCCCTTGTAGAGGGTCAGCATCGGAAGTTCGAGTTGCATCATTTCCAGGCACCACCTTGAAAAACACCAGTTGAGAGCCGCTAAGAGCGGGCGTTATTAATAAATTTCATCGAAACACCAGTTGCCACACCAGTTGAATGAGGGCGAAAATTTTTTTGATGCACCCCTCACGAATCAAGAATTGGCGGACTCCCGCAATCGGTGGAAAATGCCGGCAGATCATCTCCAACACCACCACCGAAAGGGGAGCCCATGAAACAAGAACGCAAGACGGAACTGCTGAGCCGCCTACCCATGTACGACGACCAGGGACGCGAGGTCGTGGTGCCCGTAACTGGGCAATACATGCGCCAGCAATTCCAGGACGGCACGTGGACCGATTGGCTCTTGGAGCACATGACGTTCAGCTGTCCTCAAGGCCCGGTGAACAAGCTGGACGGCCTGGAGGGAGAGTGGTTCGAGATTGTTTCGACGGGCACTCGGATTCGCCTTCGTCCAGCGGCACAAGCCTGAATCTCGTCACGGCCCGTGCAGCCAGGTCCCCACTGCCAGGCGGAAGGCACTTCACCACCGTCAGCATGGGGAAGCTGCTACCTTCAATGTGCAATGTGGCCGACACAATGCGGGCAGGGTCCAGGCCAGCAGCCTTGAGAAATGGCAAGAATGCCTTATTGACCTCGGTTGGGACCGGGCCTTTTGCCTGTTCATCAGCCATGCGTAGCTCCTTGTGTTGCGCCGGCCTGCCCGGCGCAAAATGGATGGTTCAGGAGGCATTGATTCATGACACCCGACCAGTTGCTGAGCACGCTGCACCGTCAGCGCGCGGACCTTGCAGCCATGCGTGGAGCGCTTGCCGCTCTTGCGGAGTCGCTTCCAGCAGAGCTGAAGCGCGGGTGGCATGCAACTCTGCAAGCTCGTATCGAAAGAGCCCAAGAGCAGGCATCCAGTCCTCGGCTGAACCCGGACGAACGTCAGGGCATGGAAGACCTTGTGGCAGCGCAAGAGCGCCTGCTGCGTGCGCTGGACCTGGAGCCAAAGCCGCCATCACTGGGCGTGCCTGGTGGGGGAATGCGTTAGGCATTGGCCACCCCCTGCTGCGCGCCGGCCTGGGCCAGCTCTGGCGCCCCGTTCATCGGCAAGAAAACGAATTCAAGGGTGCTGCCCTCGGGCATGCGGGCCAACACCTTGCGGCGTATGTCGGCCTGTTCATCAGCCGTCAATGGCAGCCTGGTGTGGATGGCCAAGCTTTCAGCGACGTGCACGCGGCCGAGCGGCATGCTGAGCAGCGGTGATCCGTCGGGCATCCTGATGACTTGCGTTTCAGCCATGCGCCACCCCCTGCTGCGTGCCGGACTGGGCCAGTTGCTGTTGGTAAGAGGCCCGGAGGTAGGCGAAATCCTCCGCGCGGTCGGGCCGGAGCTGTTCACAGCGCACCTGACCGCTTGTTACCCGCTCGATGGCGATACAGTGCTCCACCGGCACCGTGCCACCGCGCGCGCGCCAGTTGGAAACGGCGGCCTGGACAACGCCCACCGCCTTTGCCAACTTCACCACGCCACCGGCGATATCAATTGCTCGATCAAGCTCGTTCATTCGGCGCATTCTAAACACGTTTGTGATTTTGTCAAAACACCATCGTGATCGCTTGTTTTCTGACAATCACAAATGTGAAGACTCTCGCCGACAGGCTTAAATTCGCGCGCGAACTGCGCGGCATGTCTCAAAAGGAGCTTGCCGTCGCGTCGAAGTGCGCCCAAAGCGCCATCGGCAATGTGGAAAGTGGCGAACGCCACACGCTGCGCAACCTGGTGATCGTTGCCAGGGCGCTGCGCATCTCAGCAGATTGGCTTTATGACGGCAAAGGCCCCAAGCCGACAAAAGACGACTGGCTTACCGGCCCGGCCCCCAGCCCGCTGATGGTCGCAGAGCGCGCAAAGGCGGACCCCTGGACCAACGAGGCCATGCTCATATTGGGCAAGCTCAACGACCACCAGCGGGCCGCCGCTATAGCAAGGCTGCGAGAATTCGTCAGCCAGCTCGGCCCGCCCCGTGACGGCCAAACTCTACCAGTGGCCGCATAAATAGAGGGGACAGCGTGGCAACAACAAACATACCAGCCACGCGCAAGCACAATTCGATTTTGAAGGCGTTGGGAATTTTCGGCAGGCCGAGCTGGCTGAGCTATGGACTGTCCCTGCCCAAGGAGAAGCCATTGAACACCATTCGGACCGCGTTAATTGCACTGTTGTGCCTTTACTCACACACCCTTCTCGCCGACCCTGCATCGAAACAAGCCGTCCCGAGCAGCCGGAAACCTGATGCCCAAGCGAAACGTGGCGCCGCATGGCCGCAGGAGCCTACGGCAGTAATCGGTGTCAAACTGGGCTTGCCCATTGAGGAAAGCAACCTTATCTCGTGCGATGTGTTGGAGAAGGACCCAACCGCTGCTGCGCGCCCATGCTTAGCCTATTTATCCCCCAATTCGCGCAAGGAAATACAGGAGCTGCGATACCACGGCATCAGCCAGGTCAGTCGAGCCACGGTGAACATGGACAACGGCATGGTGAAGGACCTGACGCTGTCCCTTGCTTCAAAGGACTTTGACGCTATGGCCGCCATCCTTCGGGAGCGATATGGCCCACCGGCCAAAGTGACGAACAGCACCGTCACCACCAAAACCGGCGCAAAATTTGATCAAGCGATCTTGTCCTGGAAAGGAAAGGTCAACAGCATCCAACTCGTCCAACGTGTGTACACGATCAACGATGCAGCCGTCATCTTTTACTCAAACAGGTCATTGGAGAAGAGCAAGGAAGCAGACGAACAGGCGGCGAAGGAGGCCGCAGCGAAATTCTAGAAAACAGCCTCGCGCCGTTTCAATCACAAATGTGTTGACAAGATAAATCACGTTCGTGTTTAATTCACTCCAACCCGCCATGGTGGCGGGAAGGAGTGGAGAGTGTCAACACCCGTTTCCCCGGCAGCGCAACCCGCCGTTGCCCCCAGCCCGCACCCTAGCCGCAGCCAGCCGACCTGCGCGCGGTGCAAGCACGCCGTGCTCTCGCGCGCCGGCTTGCCTTCCGAGACCATCTATTGCGGCCACCCGGCCGCACCCATTGACCCGGTCAGCGGCAATCCCGCGCTGACAGCCTGCGAGGCGCGCGCACCGGGCCAGCGCAAGCCCTACCGCACCCTGGAAGACGGCCTGATTCCCGCCCTGTGCGGGCCGGAAGGCCGCTTGTTCGAGCCCATCAATCGGGCGAGCGCCCCTGCCGAATCTGCGCCACCGCCGCCGGCGCATGGTGAAGCATTTTCTCCATCCGTTGCTTTGCAGCAGACATGGATTGAAGAGATTCTGGAGCTGCACCGCCTGCAATCCACACCCGCTGATGGTTGGCTTCAAGCATTTGCCACGCATGCATCAGCGCATCGTGCGTCTCTTTGGGCAGCGCTGCGGCGATGGCTTGTATGGCCAGGTGCAGCACGAACTGCTCGGCCCGCAAGTTGAGCAGCAGCCGCTTGACCTCTGCGTCACTGACCTTCTCTCCCGACTTTCCCATGAGCACCACCTCGTTTCAAAAGGAGTTATCGTAGATGACCGAAGCATCTGCAACCATCGCTCCTGCGGCACCCGTGCCGCAGCCCATCACCCATCAATCGGCCACACAGGCCTTTGAGGACTGGGAGAACAAATACCGCGCCGAGCCGGCCACCTTCCTGACCGTGGAAGAGTGCGCCGCCATGGACGGTGGTGCCGGCATGAAGGCCGTGCGCTTATCGCAGCTGCGTGAAGCGCAGCAGTGCGCGCACCGCGTCCTGCACAGCAGCCGTGTCCCTGTAGCGCACCTGGCCAACCGAGTCATGCACGTGTTGTCCGCCATCGGTGCATGTCTTGTAGCGGGCCAAGGCCTCAGTGAAGCTGCGCCGCTGCCACCAGTGCAGCCGCCGCTGCAGACGGTCTATGTCGGCAGCACTCACCCTGTTGGCGTAGGGCGAAGCAGCCTCCAGCTCAGCCAGCCAAACGGCACGGATGGGTTCGGCTACTTCATTGAATTCCTTGCGCATGTCCCGCCAGAGTGCCATGCGGTGGCCTATATACATGCCCAGGAAAAACGCGAGGGCCGACCAACTTGCGGTGGCAAAGAACTGCTCAGCCAAGGTGAACTCCTCCTGAATGCGTTTCTGGTGCTGGGTTTGCCGCTGGTGGGCGGGCTCATTGTAGGCATGGCGCCGCTGGCGCGCGGGATAAAGCCATGAGCGCCATCCTCAAGCGCTGGCTCAGCGCCGCCTGCATCGCCCTGCTGATCAGCCTCACCTGGCACCTGGACGAGCCCGCCCAGCTGCAAACGTCTGCACCGGAGGCCCGCCCATGAACGCCCCCGGCGACTTCCACCGCCAGTGCGCCACTGGCGAAGATTTCTGGCTGCCGGACGACGACCAACAACACCCGCTCACCCTCACCTGGTGGGAGAAGCTGCTGCTGCTGGCCGCGCTGTTCCTCAGCGTGTCGCTGGTGGCTGGCGCGGCCGGCTACGTGTGCGCAAGGCTGAGCCAGGCATGAGCGCCCAGCTGGCCCAGGCTCCGCACGTGGAGCACTTCTACACCGGTCGCCTGGTCACCCCAGCCACGCTGTGCTGGTTGCCGCATGACCACGGCAGCAGCGTGCCCGGCGTCAAGTTCACCATGCAGGTGGGCCGGTATGGCCACGTGGACGTGGAGGTGCCCTTTGCCGAGGGCGCCGACGCCGCCGCCCGCGCCTTCGCACAGGGTTTGCACGTGGGCGACCCGTTCACCGCCCGCGTGTACATCCGCCACGTGCACCTATGCCTGCACAAGGTGCCGGCGCGCAACTACACCGGCGACCCCGCCGCGCCCGCCCCGGGCGACCTGACGCCGGCGTCTGCCCAGGCGCCGGCCGAGGCCGATCTTTTCTCGCAAGTCTGAACACAGGAGCACTACCCATGAACATCACCGCCCACCGCTACCCCTTTGTCATCGGCCTCACCGGCCCCAAAGGCAGCGGCAAAGACACTGTGGCCGATATCCTGGTGGCCGACCACGGCTACCGCAAGGTGGCCTTTGCCGACGCGCTGCGCGCCGAAGTCTCCAAGGCCTGGGGCCTGCCCGAGACCATGCTGACCGAGCCGGCCACCAAAGAGCACCCCATCAGCGCCCTGGCGTTTGAGCTGTGCCTGGACAGCGCCTTCATCGACCTCGTGTGGCGCGTGATGAACCACACCCGCGAGCAGATGGCCGCGCCGCGCTCGCCACGCGAGATCATGCAGCTGTGGGGCACTGAGTTTCGCCGCGCGCAAGACGGCAACTACTGGGTCAAGCGCGTTGGCGAGTTGATCATCAACACCGACTTCGACTACGAGGATGCCACCATCAACGACGGCAGCTCACAACCCGTCCTCGCCCGCCGTGTCGTCGGCATTCCGCGTTGGGTCATCACCGACTGCCGATTTTTCAACGAAGTGAAGCTCGTGGACAAGGCGAAAGGTCTGCTGTGGAAAGTCAGCCGCCCCGGCCACGCCGTCCCACCCGGTTCGCACGTGAGCGAAACCACCGGCATCGAGTTTCAGCCTGACGAGACGCTGGACAACAGCGGCAGCCTGCCCGCCCTGCGCGACCAGGTCAACGCCGCGCTGAACCGGCACTTCCACCGCCAGCAGCAGCAAGGCCTGGACATGGACCGCGTGCACCCGCTGCGCGACGGCGTGGTGCAGGGCGAAGTGCGCGTGGTGGGCTGA